AGAATGCTTATACTATCTTGAGCAGGCAGGCATTGAACGCCCAGCCATGTACACACTAGGCTATGGCAATAACAACTGCATCGGCTGCGTCAAAGGCGGCAAGGGGTACTGGAACAAGATCCGAAAAGACTTCCCAGAATATTTTCAGCGCATGGCAGAAGCCGAGCGCGAGGTAGGCAACTCATGTATTCGCGGCGTATATCTGGACGAGCTGGCGGAACATGAAGGGGCGCAGCAGAAATATGTCATGCCCGACTGCGGTAACTTCTGTGACATTGAGTTCACGGAAATTATGCATAAAGACATTGATGCAATCATGCGTGAACCAGAACAGTTGAGCCTGTTCTAACATTAAGGAGAGAAAGATGAGTTGTTATGAGCATGAATTAGATGATCCAGAAACAAACTTCCAGTTTAGAGTTTTTGCTGAATTAGACCTAAAAGACAAAAGCACTGCTGAGATAGTTGATTATGTCGGTGAGCTTTGGAAACAACTATATAGAGCCAACGAGGTACAACGAAAGATCCTTCAGGGTCGTTGGGATAACTTTGCTGAAGCAGTCATAAAAGAATCTGCTTTACTAAGAGATGTTTCTTAATATGAAAGGGGCGGATTGACCGCCCCTTCCTTGTATAATGTTTCTTGGATTTTATGACTTGCTTCTTGAACCTCGGCTCTCGAAGCTGTCGCGCAATAGGATTGATAGGCTTAATCTTCATTTTGGCTCTCCTGTCGTTACTATAAGTACCCTGACAAGCGTCCTCATAAAGGTACTTATATTCTTCACGCTTGGAAATGTTTCTCATGCGCATTTTTAATCAGAACCGCTAGCTGCCTAGCAATGGTTCTCTCCTCTGCCTTTGATAGATCCCTTATCATATCATAGATCTCAATCGGCACAGCAACATTACGAAACTCAGCTCTTTGAGCTACTTTTGGTCTTCCTCTTCCTGCCATTTCCTTTTCCTTTCTTTGCATGATACTTTTCTCTCGCCTTGCGATTTCTTTCCAGTCGAGCGGCTTCTCTTTCTTTCATTTTCTTTGCCGACTGTTTTTTCAACGCCTCTCGCTCCTCTGGACTCAGCCTCGGATCGTATTGGGAATACTCCGCCCCGAACAGCGCATTGAGACCTGGCTCTAGCTCCTTGGCTAGTTTTGCCCTTGAGATGGTCGTGTGTGAAGACTTAGCATCCCTTAAGTCCTTCCGTAGTTCCCTATCCCAAGCGTGTTCAAACGCTTCTCGAAGCTCATCGTCAGGTTCTTCTTCAGGTTCAGGTTCAGGTGCATCCTCGTCATAGCTCCAAAAGTCATCTTCAGGTTCTTTTGGATATCGATACACCATCCCCTCTGGATCGTACTCCAGTCCCAGATAGTCTATTACGGCTACCAGATTGGCTATCATCCTTAGATCGCCGTCTTCCAGAATGAACCGTTGCGACTTTCCGCGCAGCAGGTTTAATGTGTCGTTTACTAATACTTGTTGTTTGTACATCTTTAGTCCTCCTTATCTCAACCTCGATGTAATACCCATGGTGACCGTCTCCCTTCCTAGGAATGCTTGCCTCCTGATCCAGTTGATCAATCACCTTCTCTAATTCGGTGGGCTTCGCTACCACCTCCTTCACCACCTTACTCTTGTTTGAATACAAGGTAATTGTGAAATCGTATATTTTATTTGCCTTACTCATGGTTATAGTTTGTTATTACCTTGCAGTCCACAAATTTTATTACTTTATTTTCTGTGTAATGTGGTCTTAGTTTGGCGATGTCATACAAGCATTGCCACTCTTGATCATGAGCCGTTTCCCCATATGTCCAAGTGCAATCGCTTGTGCCGCCTGTGCATATCAATAGTGCCGCTAAATACTTAGCTATCATAATTTTTCTCCGCCTCTTCATATCCGAGGACTGTTGCGTCCTCCATTTCAGTGTCAAAAGGAATAACCCTTGGGTCAATCTCTATCATTGCGATAGCTTCCCCCATGGTTCTCGCTTCTATCTCATAGTAATGCGTGATGTGCAGAGCCAAGCTCTGCGCAATCAAGAATGTTTTTTTATCAGTATGCTTGGGCACGGTATCTACGCTCTATCTCGTCACACACATCGCTGCCATGCATATCAATGCACATCCGTATGATGTCCGCTACGCTAACCTGCTTGCGTGTTAACCGTGTCAATTCATCTGCCTTACGAGATAGCGTGTCCCACTGCTTCTGGCGCATGGTCAAATTATAGCTTCTCGTGTCGCAATTCAGTTTTATAGGTCTACTCATTTTATGTCCTCGAATATCGCCGCTTCTAATTCCTCGTCCGTCATCTCATAGATGTTCCGTCCCTTGAACCTCGGCTCTTCCTCTTGCTCGAATGTTTTTATCTTGTGATTGCAATTCACACAACGCCGCCGCCGCCAGACTATATTTCCCTCTCTCAAACGGCTGTCCGTCACTTCCGTTCTGCTACGACATCTGGGGCACTTCATGTCTTCTCTCCCAAGGCACTATGGTTTCGTTTGTCAGACGAGCCTCGATGACAGGGTCGTGAGCCACGCCTCTCGCATCTTTATAGAGTGTCATCCGCTTACGCCATACCGAGCTGTCGCGTCCGTTCCACTCCTCTTCCTCTGCCCACTTCTGACAAAGTTTGTAGCATGACGCATATGTTAATCCGCCATCCCTACCGCTTACTAAAGTTAATTCCATAACCCCACCTCTTCTGCAAAGATTTCTTTGATGTGTACGCCCATACCTTCCTGTATTTTGATGGCACTGGTATAGGTGGCACTTTCAACAACTCTTCTAATTTTTTATCAATTTTCTTCAATGTAACCCTCTCCCTCACAATAAGAACAGGTATCCGTGTACCCCTCCAAATATCCGCCATCGTTCCAGTCCACGACAGAGCGTTCATATTCGCATAACCCCTCGCCGCCGCACTCAGGGCATTTGATGTACCCCGACTTCAGCATTCTCTGTTCATACTCCCTCTCTATCTTGAGCCGCCGTTCATGATATTTCCTTAGATACTCTTTCAGCTCTTTTTTCGTCAAGTTTCGCATTATTCACATCCTCGTATATTTTGATTAAATCTGCGCCATAGTTGGAAATCCACTCCTCGCGTGTCATGTCCAGAGCGTCCTCTTCCATCCCTATCAACCAATCTTTGACTCTTCCCATTTCTACCTCCATAGAGTTCAAACCAATGATCTACGCAATATGGTATGTCCATATCCATTGCGTCCGCCTTCTCGCTACACTTAGAGCATATGGTTATGCTTCGTATCATCAAACCACTCCTTTTGCTTTTCCGTCATGTACGGTTCAATCACCAACGTGGTGATCATATCCCTAAAACCCCTGTAAAAGTCATTTACGTCCGTGAGGATTAGATTTTGCGGAACATTCTTCGGATATAAATATTCGTAGTCGCGTATCGCCGTCTGAAACGCATCCAATAATTTGTGCCTAAACTCAGCGCATACAGCTTCTATGCGATCATGTGTATGGTGTGTCATGACTGCTCATCCTTGCCGCATGGTGCGTTAATCACAACTGCTGGTTCTGGATATTTTTTCGAGAAATACAGGTACGCCTCGCGTTCCGCCTCCGCCGCTGCCACCTCACATTGTTGTCGTGTGCGGTAGTGGGCTTCCCCTATTTCCATGACACATGGATTAACAGGTTCGCCTGTAATGTTGTAGGCAAGGCATACTGCCAACACAAAACTATACATTTTCTATCTCCTCAAAGTCTGAATATTTTAACTCGCTCATAAATTCCACCAGTTTTGCTGCGGCGATACTTTCTAGATCCGCATCCTTTATGCGAAACTTCGCCACTTTACCTTTGTCGTTTCTGATCACTTGATTATCAACTAAATCGACAAGGACAAATTCCATCTTAGAAAGCCTAGCCTTAACCATCTTTCATTCCCTCCAATAAATGACAGATCACATCAACCGTCCACCCATTACCTAGCATACGATATCTTTGCGTATTACTCACGCATGAAGTGTAGTCGTCTGGCACTGTCTGCAAACGCTCACATTCACGAGGTGTGAGCTTCCTCCATTTCAAATCCTCAAGATGCACCGCTACATTGTCCTTCTGAACCGTGGTAAGCGTGTTCGTCTTTCCGTCCTCGCGCAATTCCAATTCCTGTTGCGTGAGTCCCGACACTCGCATCTTGTGATCCTGACGCACCCCATCAACCCGATAGCGTCCACGAAACGCACCGCCTGTAATGGCGATCTTTGGCTCTAGGTTGCCGCCACTCGCCGCCGCCAAGGTTGGGGCTTTTCCATCTGGATGATACACACGCCTATTGTAGCCATGCCCCTTCAGATCCGCCTCGCCACATAACAGCAATCCTGTTGTGTCGAAATCAAATACAAGCTGGCGGCGGTTCTTCTCAAAATAGGACTTTAGGTTTCCGCCCTTGAAATAGTTCGCATCTATGCAATGCGCCTTTTCCCGATCCGTGAACCCCTCCTCCAATATGTCTTTGAGATAAATGCCCTTATCTTCTGGCAACCCACTGACTGGAATATTCGTCCAATACAGGCGTTTGCGGTTCTGCGCCGATACCAGATTAGAATTTATCTTGATCGGCTCAACCCCCAAATGCTCCGTGATGACATCTTGGTATTCCTGTTTCATCATTACGTTCTCAAGTATGAAATATTTTGGTTTCAGCTCCCTCAACAGCCTCACATATTCAAAGAATAGTTTGCTCCGTGGGTCATCAAAATTGAGCTGTCTGCCAGCAAACGAAAATCCCTGACACGGCGAGCCTCCGATCAGCAAATCAATCCGATCAGGAATCTCGCATCCCGACACTTGCGTCACATCACCTAAATGCACAGTGTCAGGATAATTGGTTTTCGCAACTTGGATCGCGTATTTGTCGATCTCAGACGCATAATAGTTGTCAATCTTGAAGCCGCACCGCTCTAAAGCGATGCGTCCGCAAGACATCCCATCAAAGAGACTAAGCACATTCATGATATCACCCCATATAATGCTTTCATTTGTGTGAGAGTCATGACCTCCGACTCTTCATCAAAGCCTTCAATGCGGATCTCCAAATCCCCATCCTTGAATTTGATGAAATAGAAGAAATCACAATAATCATAGGCATTCATCAGATCATCATGATCCTTGTATGGTGGTACTAAACGAACCCCACCACCATCATCCTTGTTCGCCACAACAAATGCCGCACCGAACTCATCCGCCTCAAAGCGCGGAAACTTCCACGCATATTTCTTGGCGTTGTTTATGAAATGCACCGCACCTTGTGGGTAGTTGTCATAATGCTTGTAAACAGCAACCTCACCACAATCGTCCTCAAATACATATATTGCTCTCGTTCCCATCTCACGCTCCTATATGATGGTAATAGCCATGACCAAAGACGTCCAGAACGTCACCGCGTTCCGCCACAATCTCTAACCCACCGCCTGTGAAAAATACTGCCGCCACATCCGCTTTACGATATTCCGATGTGGGGATAGTCGCCTTAATGCAATCCTTCCAATTTTCCTGATTGCAAATCTTATCGAATGCATCCTGCAATTCCTCACGAGTGTACCCACCCCTAGACTTGCTCATCCAATATTCCATCTCTTTAATATGCATAATGCTTCTCCTCTTCTAAGGTGACTTGAACATCGTAAGGGATGGTGAATTGCATCTCGACTCCCGAACCTTGACACTCGCTACACGCCTCTAGCGTGTTCCAGTCAGTGGGTTCGTAACCGTGACCACCGCACCATTCACATGGAATTGTAAGTTTAAGCTCTTTCATATTGTCCTCCAATAAAACAATTTATTTGTTTAGTATGCATATAACGAGACGCTATGCAACAACTATTTTCACCGAATCCAGAGAACGATACTTCTTCTTCAATCGTGTTCTTGTTACACTTGTTACACTTATAAAGGTATTTTCCTGAAAAAAAAAAAATAAAAAAAGTTTCAGCAGCAGTGTAACAACTGTAACAACTGTAACAAACTGTCAAAAAAACCTATATAAATAAAGACTTAACCTTGTTACACTTCTACCCATTTTTGTTACACTTGTTACACTTCTAGAAACAATATGTTCAATTTAGGACTAGATCGTACAAACAATTAATTTGTTATTTTAATCAAAAAACCCCAAAAAACGCCTCAAAAACACCCCTTTTTTGGTTTGAAAAAGGCTATTTTCCCGATATAAGTGTAACATGAGTAACAAGAAGGCTGAAATTCTTGCAGATGACATCGAGGCGGAAACAGGACGAAAGTTGACAAACCGTCAGCGAGAGTTCGCACGCTATTATGTCGAAGGCATTTACTCTAATGCGGAATGCGCTAGGAAGGCTGGCTATGCTGATCCGTCTGCCGCATCCATCGCTGGTCATTTGCTGGCTGGCAAAAAGTTTCCCCATGTCGTGGACTACATCCAAGAGTTAAGACAGGAACGAGAACGCCGTTATGGCGTGACAGTCATTGGTCAGCTCAAGAGACTGGACGAGCTTTCGCACGGCGCGGAAGAGGCTGGACAATTCTCTGCCGCTATCAATGCTGAAAAGATTCGATCCGCTCTTGGTGGCTTGACGGTTGATCGCCGTGAACAAATCCATCAACTTGATGATCTGTCGCGTGAAGAGATTACATCTCGTCTTGCCCAACTTCGCAAACAATACCCACAAGCATTTATCGAGGGCGAATATAAAGAGGTAAAAGATGTCAGCACCAGAGGCGAACTTCTGGAACACATTGAAGCGACACCTTCCGAAGAACTGCTACCCAACGAGGATTGAAAACCGTCACGGCGGCGGCATTCCCGATGTTCATTTTGTTTGGTCTGGGCTTGTGTTCTGGATAGAATTAAAAACAACGAAAAACAACACGGTCAGACTTGCTCCAAACCAAATCGCTTGGAATACCGCGTATTCGCGCTCAGGTGGCTTGTCATTCATCTTAGTAAAGCACCTCTCTTCGGGTGACCTATTTTTATTTGAGGGCGCACAGAGCCGCGAGATTGGCAGGAATGGGCTTCGGGAAGAACCGCTGTTCCGAGGTTCGGGACACGAGGCTCTATGGGATCGGGTTCGGGAGTCGGGCATCAGGCATCTTGAGTCGGTACTGGAAGCGCAGCGGTTGCTGCAGCAAGATTCGGGAGTCGGGGTTCGGGATTCGGGAGTCGGGGTTCCGGGCACCAGTCCCTCGCCCCTTGGCTCCGCCCAGGGCTAAGACCAGGAGTCGGGGTTCGGGGTTCAATAAAAAGCTGCGTTATGCTGCGGACTGGGCTGCCAGTCAGGGGCAGGGCTGCGACTAGGGCAAAAGAAAAGGGGGCTTACGCCCCCTCATCCTCTATGCTTGCCTCGATCTTGTCGATTAATGCCCCAAATGCCTCGAATAAATCCCGCTCGGCTGGTTCTTTCGCGCATTGATCAACGACAATTTCTTTGATTGCGTCAATAATATCTTGTTTAGTCATTGCCAAACCTTTCTGTCATTAGTTTACCGATAGTTTTTATTTTTGTTTCTGTTTCGGGATCGGTCATAGGATTAGTGTCTTGAAAATATCGCGCCATTAATTCCGCGTGATATGCCATTTTTGCGTCATAATCCGTGACTGTTGCCCGTAATTCGTTGTCTGTGTCGGTGAGGGCACGTTGCGCCCTCACACTTTCCATAATCGCTAATGTTCTCTTGTTCATTTTACCGCCTCGATAATTGTGGTTACGCCGTTGTTTGGTTTATAGCATAGTAAGCAATCCATGCATTTTTGCCCCGTACAGTTTTGATCAATTGCGCTGTCTTTTGATACGTTGTTAAACGTGCGGTCGAAAAACTTTGGCGGCTTCGCCATAACGCGGTCAATAATTGGATTGCTATAGATCAGTATCAAATTTGATGGTTTTCCCATAACAAGATCACCATAGAATTGATTGATTAAGTCTTTGCGCTTAGTCCACAATGCAAAAGAGCAATGCGGATTGTGTAACGCGATATTGTGGAAATTTTCCAACATGGTCAAATTGATCAATTCACCATGCCCCGAAAAACGAAAAAACGCGTCAAGAATTGTTGGCAACATATGATCAGGAATTAATCCGCCCGATAAGATATCGCTATTCTGTTGCCATGCGGGAATACAGTTTTTTCGCATACCTTGCAACATCTCGGCGGAATAACATTTTGTACAGATCACCTTATCCTTGCCGCTGTTGTACATTTTCATACAGTATGGATTGGACAAGGTGTTAGTGTTTAACGCTTTAAACCCTTTTAACTTGCCCGTCATGTTTGATATTTTTAGCATTGTATAACCCTCCAATAGTTAATGATAAGATTATAAATAAAATACAAAATAAAAACAAGCGATATTATCGGGTTAATGTAGGAATGTAGATGGATTTATAGAAAGTTAAAAAATTGCTTGTTCAACATTTTTTCGGGTTCGGGGCAGCAATTGCAGCGCGACCCCAGGCTATACCAGGGCGACCAGGGCAGCCAGGGCAGCCAGGGGCTGCAGCTTCGGGGGTCGGGGTTCGGGGTTTAATAGAAACGGGGCAGGCCCGCCGCGCGCCCCCCCCTCCGGGTCTTGCGGGGGGCAAAGAACCAAACACACCCAACAC